TCGTCGAGGACGAGCTATGGTTTAGGCTTGGTGGGGTGAACCAGATTGATACCACTAATTTAATTTCTGATGAGAGCCTAGAGATTGATGCCTTTGATGCGGCGCAGTCGGTTAAGGTAATTAAATACAATACCGAATACAAGGCAACCTCTTTAATAAGGCAACAAAACATCGATGCCTTTAATTACGCCAACCTTGAGTTTGTTTCTATTGTGGACTCTTTCCAGGTCACAGCAAACGAGAAGATAACAAGAAGGATACTTGTTAACGCTTCGCTTGAGTCAGTTCAGCAGCCGCAGCCGGTCCAGACTATTGTGTCACCCATTACAACTGGCCAGTATGTAATCGTCGGCAACGACCAGGTACCGATAGACCCCGACCAATGGAGGGCTCAGGGCGGTTCAATAGAGGTTGCAATTACAGAAAACCCTAACGAGATTGAGATTACAATTATCGGGGCTAACTATCCTGAGCTAGAGCCTTTTAAAATTGGTGTTGAGACAGCAGGTGGAGATGACTACCCCGCACTTTACATTATTGGGACCGGGGTTTTCTTTGAAAAAACTGAGCACACAATATACACAGGTGCGCCAGCCTCAGAAGTAACTGAAGCACCAGTTATAGACAATCCTTTTATAACCGATGACAACACCTTCTGGAGCAGCGCAATAAGAATTGCACAGGAAATATGCGGTCCTAGGATTACCTTGACTCAGGAGATGCCCTCTGGCCTGGACTTCGGAACCGCCACCGGCTCTATAATTAGCGCCTTTGATTCCAAGTTTAGAATCAGGTCCACTAACTTTACGGACTCAGGTGTAAACATAAGCGCCAACTCTTATGTAACTTTTGCAGACTTCAACTCAGTCTGGTCTGGTAGTACTTTTCAAGAACTAGACAATTCAATGACAAACATCAGCTTTAATGAGTTCAGTGTAATCTCATTGGTAAAGGAGTAACATGGTATACCCAAGAAACAATTTCGCAACAGACGCAAAGTACTGGGGTCGTGAAGTTGAAAAAAAGATTACAAACCTAGAGAGCAGCCTTCAAAACTCGGACATAAACAATACCACTCGTGACAGTCAGCTATCGGTTACAAGCAACCAAGCACTCATAGCTGCCAATGATGCAAAAGCTGCGGCCCAAAGCACCGCTGACATAATAAATAATATTTATTCCGCTGGCACTACCGAGATAAACGGAGGTGTAATTAAGAGCGGAACAATAACAGCAAACGAAATTAGCGCAAATTATGTTTATGCTGGCAATATAATAGGTGACCAAATAACAGGTGGCCTAATTACTGGCACAACAATCCAAACAGCCGGCTCTTCCAAGATAATATTGAACTCCTCCAATAACTCTCTAGGGTTTACAGACTCATCAGGCAATCCTAGTGCTCATATATTTCCCGGGGCATCTGAAAGCGGAACAGATGGAATTTACATGAGCTACGGTACTGGTCCTAATATAAATGCTGGTAACCTGCTAAATTTAACCAATAATGGTTTTTTCTTAAAGGCCGGAAGTGGAAATAGTAGCTCTATAAGCGGGGGTGCTGGCGGTCTTTTTCTGTCATCAACCGGAAGCGGTAATAAGGTAAGTATAGAAGCTACAGCTGGGTGTGAGATAAGTGGCGGTTTAAAGGTAGATAGCCTCACTAACTCAGGTGGATATGGTGGTAATGGCTTTCCTTCTGTTGCTTTAAATACCGTAAGTGGCACTACAACTTTTGCTCCAAACGTATTCATATCAGGGTCTGGAAACATGGCAAGAAACACTACAGCATCTGAGCGTAGGGCAAAAGAGTCAATTGAGCAACTTGAGTTTGATACAGAGGCGTTCATAGCAATTAACCCTGTAAAATTTAATTATAAAAGAGAGGCAGTAAGCGATGACTCTCAGGCCGAAGCTGTCAACCTGGGATTTATTCTTGATGACTTTGAGGATGCTGGTATAGATGAGTTTTTAGTTGCAGCCCCGCAGGAAGGTGACGAATACAAACAACTTAGATACCAGATACTTTATATGTACCTCCACAAGGTGGTCCAGACACAGAACGAAACCATCAAAACCCTAGAGGCTCGCCTTGATGCCCTAGAAGCTGAATAGGATACAATAGACACATGGCAACTACACCTAAGGGTATCGTTTACCCCACCTCAAGCGACCAGATTACACCTCTAGAGTCGGTGTTTGCAGCAATGGCAACGAGCGTAGATGAAGCTATCCCTTTGTCCGGCAGCTATTCTTTGCAGTTTACTGGCAACTCAGCAGCCACACAGGTTGTCTCTGTTGCTTTTGGGCAAACACTTTCGACTGCACCTGACAAAATCCAAGTGACAGTTAGGGGTCCTGTCAGCAGCTCAAGCAGCTATGTGCCAACCGTTACTAACAGCACAACAGAGGGCTGCACTGTAAACGTATACCGTATAGATGGCAGCGGAACACAAACAATAAATCTAGTATGGAGCGTGGTTAGCTAATGCCTTTTGAAGATAACTCAGACCAGCCACACGCAAGGGTAACCCTGCAAATGCTCTATGAAAAGCAGCTTGAAAGTCAGAAGCTTCTCATAGAGCTGACAACTAAGATGTCCAGCCTAGAAGGAATTGTCGCAAGAGTAGGGCAGCTGGAGATTAAGCAAGCAAAGTTTGAGTGGATTGAAAAGGTAGCCTACGCATCCTTGACAGCTGGCATTGGTGCAATCGTATTTGCAGTAATGAACATGGGCGGGATTTAATAATGTCTAAAAGGCTTTCAGATTGGCGTTTGGTCTACGACGCTAAGTACATAACTGCTCACTACGGTGAGATGTCTGCTTATCGCAAAGCAAACGGGATGCAGCCACATTCAGGCACTGACTGGGCAAGACCGCTTGGCACACGCATACCGGCTATTGCAAAGGGAACTATCCGTTTAGTTCAGTACTCAGATGTTTTGGGTTGGGTGGTTGTGCAGACCGCAATGGACAAAGACGGAATCATCTGGTACTTAGGCTACTGCCACATGGATAACAAGCCCGGATATAGGGTCGGACAAAAGATAACTAAAGGTCAAACTGTAGGACTTCTCGGCGACAGTGGCCAAAGTTCAGGCCCCCACGTCCACGTCACGGCGTCGAGAACTCTAAGGGGTGTCTTCGGCGTAACGTCTGACAAGGTTGACGTTTACAAGCTTATCCTCGATAACGTAAAGGTCCCTGTACAAAAAAAGCCAGTAGTTGCCAAGGCCCCTGAGCAAGCTCCGGTCCCAGAGCAAACTTTAACTCCAGAACCAGAGCCCGCTCCTGCTCGCGCAGCTGTGGCCCCGACTTTAAGGCCACCAAGAACACGTCCTGCAGCAAGGGACAACAGTAAGCTCGGTAGATTTTGGCACTTGTTTGGTGGTAAAAAATGAACGCCATCCGTAAAAACATGGGCAAGATGATTGATGGTGCGTTTTTCCTAAGGGACGAGCCAGAGTCAGCTTCCGGTCCCGACTGGAAGTTTAGGCGCAGGGTAATCTTTGGCTCTTACCGCTTAGGTTTTGCCATGATTATCTTTGGTGCGTTGACTTTCCTTGTTGACCAATGGGGAGTAGGGGTAACACTAATAACTGGCGGAGTCTCACTCATCTCCATCATAACAACAGCTTATACTTTGAGTGCATCTTATGAAGATGTCAAGCTATACAAAAACGAAGGAACGGATTACTAATGAAACTAATTACAAAGGAGTTTGTCAGCTACAGTGCTGAACGAGCTATTAAAACCTTTGCCCAAACAGCTATCGCAGCACTAGGTGCTGGAAGCATTGGGCTACTGACTATCGATTACGTCAACCTGTTTAGTGTTGCTGGCGGAGCTGCTCTGCTATCTCTCTTGACCTCTGTGGTAACCACCACGAGCGCCAAGAAATAACTGTCTTAGTTTTCTAAGGCGTTTACAAGGAACAAACCCGACGAGCAAGAAGCCCCCTGCAGAGGTGACAGGGGGCTTCTTCGTTTCTACTCTTCTTCTTCTTCCGGTTCTTGGTATTGCCGGAACCCTTCTCTTGCCTCTTCTGCATTGAATAAAAAGTGTGCAGTACACAGTTCACATGGCTTGATGTCGCAAGGGTAGTCGCAGTGCTCACAGAAAAACGAACCATCTTCACCTCCCCTGTGAACCACCGGGCTTCCGCAACCGCATACCATTAAAACTGATAGCATCATTCCGGTTCTTGCGTCCATCATTGTGTAGCCTATGTACTCGCCTTCTTCTCCAATCATGGCTAGTATTTCTTCTGTTATTGCCTTTTCTTTTTTTCTACTAAACAACCTCGCAAACCAGCGTCGAATCATATTGGCCTTGTAGTTGTTCTGTTAATTGAGATTGGACCACGCTGCCACTTACCGCAGTCCTGGCATTGGAACCTCTGATAGGTCCCAGAGATGGTACGAGCCACGCCACGCTTCTGCAGGTTCAAAGATGCGCAAGTAGAACAGCCACCTTCTATGCCGTCGTAGAGAGCCGTGTGTGGGTGGTTAGGAATCCAAGGCTTCAGCTTCTCATAAAGCTCAACCAGCAGGTCGACGTCCTGAATCTGATACTTCTTCATCTCAACCCATGACTTCTTGTTGCCAGCCATGCAGCCTAGCCAAAGGTCGAAGCCGGAGTGCTTTACCTTAGCTCCAACCCCTAGCTTTTGTGATACGTAGTCCAGCTTGTTGCTAGGGAACTTGAACTGAGACCTCACAGTTAGCATGAGGTCCATCTCTTTATAAGGAGAGGGCGGAAGCATTCCGTTCTCGATGAACTCACGCTTAAGGTGCTTACTGTCAAAAGCCTTAGAGTTCCAACCAACAAGTACGTCGGCTTCTTCCAGCAAAGCGTGAACCTTTTTGAGCATCTCTTCTTTACCATCGTGGTGGGCTGATGCAAAGTGCACCTTCTTCTCGCCGTACCATCTGGCACCCCAGCACATCATCTCAGTGGACTTGATAATCTGGCCAATCGATATGTTCTGGTCCCATAGGCCCCAGGTGTGTGCTGTTAGTGGGCTTGTTTCGATGTCTAGGAATAGAATCTTCATGCGCCCTCCCATCCGTTCTTTAGTATTGCCTTATGCTTTTTGTTTCGGAGATAGATTATGCCATGACGAACCGCATCATTGGCGTGTCCTCTACCGGCTTCGTGTAGTTCCATCTTGTGCAGTCTTGCATCGGAACATAGGGCCTTCTGGCTTGGCTTCTGGTACACCAAGTCGTACAGCCCGAATGGATACAGTGCCTCAAGTGCTCCTATAACATAGGTTGCGCTAAGGTCTACACCCCTAACTCCTTCCCTAAGGTCGAAGTCTTCGCAGATAATCTGGTCTATCTTAATGTCCTCAAGTTCATCCCAGTGAAAATCTAGGAATCCTCTGAGCCCATTCTTTATCTGCCAAGTCCTTTTGAATTTATAAGTATCTTCATTATACTCTAACAGGGCTACGCCTGTTGTGCCTCCGGGGTCAAGACACAATGCAATTGTATTACTTGCCATCCTTCAACCTCTCTTCCTTCATCTTAATTATCTGTGTCATCTGGTAGCAGG